CAAGAGCCGGTATGGAACAAGGAGTACATGATTCCGCGCTGGCAGACGGTGTCGGGATCGCAGTACGCCTATTCTCCCGCCACCATCGTGGGTCTTCCCGATGCGCGCCTGATTCAGTCGATGACGTACACGCTATTGGAGGCTGGCGAGAAATTAGCTAATCCCCCGATGGTCGCGACGATCGATGCCGTCCGTTCGGACGTATCGATCTACGCAGGCGGTATTACGTGGGTGGATAACGAGTACGACGAACGTATGGGGCCATCCCTCCGTCAGCTGGAGCAAAGCGCGACTGGCATGCCGCTCAGTGTCGACATGCAGCGCGACGCCCGGAACATGCTGACGCAGTGCTTCTACCTAAACCGCTTGCGGCCGTTCAACCCGTCCACCGATCCGCAGATGACCGCTTTCCAAGCCGGCCAGATCGTGCAGGACTGGATCAGGCAAGCGAGCCCCTTATTCGAGCCGATGGAGATGAACTACAACGGTGAGCTTATGGAGCTGTCGTTTGGCGAGCTGTTGCGTGGCGGCGCCTTTGGTTCGGCCTACGACATGCCGGAGTCCCTGCAGGGCGCAGACATCCAGTTCCGTTTCGAAAGTCCATTACACGACGCCATCGAACAACAGAAGGGCCAGAAGTTCTTGGAGATGGGTCAACTGTTGGCACAGGCCGCGGCGATGGACAGGCGCGCGAACTCTGTCACCGATGTCGTCGCGGCGTTCCGTGATGCGCTGGAAGGCATCAAAGCACCGGCCAAGTGGCTCCGCAGTGAGGCTGATTCCGAGAAGATCCAACAGCAGCAGCAGGAAGCCGAAGAGGCCGCGATGGCCCTGGGTGAACTGGAACAGGGCTCGAAGGCGGCGGCGAATCTCGGTAAAGCCTCGCGCGACATGGCCGCTGTAGGGATCGCGTAGTGGATAAGCAGAGAGATAAGCCGTGGGTAACGCCAGCGCCGACGCTCGCCGTCTCGATGGCGATCAAAGCCATCGCTGCAGGAACCGCGAATGACGAGCAACAGAAGCGCGCCATGAGCTGGATCATCAACACACTCTGTGGGACGTACGACTTGTCGTACCGGCCCAATAGCGAGCGCGACACCTGTTTGGCTGAAGGTAAGCGTTTGGTTGGTCTTGCGTTAGTGAAAGAAATCAACATGCCCGTTGAACTCCTGAGGAGGAATGACAAATGAGGTTTTGGAAACACGTATTGCAGGAACAGGCTGGAGACACGCCACCGGGATCACCGCCCGCAAGTCCACCTGGGAGTCCGCCAGCAGCGCCACCGCCGGCTGCGCCTCCCGCATCTCCGCCGGTCGGCAAGTGGTCCGATACCTGGCGCCAAGAAATAGCGGGCGATAACGCCGATGCGCTGAAGACGCTGGAGCGTTTTGCAACGCCCGCCGATATGTGGCAGTCGTATAACGCGCTACGGCAGAAGATGTCGAGCGGCGAACTCAAGCCATTCACGCCGTTCCCCGAAAAAGGCACCGACCAGGAAAAGAACGCCTGGCGTCAGGCCAACGGTATTCCGGAATCGCCGGATAAGTACGAGCTGAAACTCAAGGACGGCCTTGTCATCGGTGAAGCCGACAAGCCGATCATCGACAACTTCCTGAAATCCGTGCACGCCAAGAACATGGCGCCGGAACATGCCAGTGCTGCCGTCCAATGGTATTTCGATGAGATCGCGGCGCAGGAACGCGCGGCGGCAGAGAAAGAGGCCGAGGACAAGAAGACGACAGAAGCGACGCTACTGCAACGATGGGGTGGTGAGTATCGGCAGAACCTGAACAACATCGACGGCCTGCTCGATGCCAACCTCGGTGCCGATTCTCCGCTCAAGGCCGGCATTAAGAAGTCGCTCGAAACCAATCCGGAACTCGCGGTGTTCTTCGAATCCGTCGCACGTCAGGTCAATCCCATGACGACCTTGACTGGTGCTGGCAATACGCCAGCCGCGATCGATACCGAGATCGCGCGCATTAAGGGCTACATGGATGCGCCGCGCGGTACGCCGGAATCCGACAAGTATTGGAAGGACGAAGCTCTGCAAGCCCGGTATCGCGAGTTGCTGGCAGCGCAGGAGCGTCTCAAGGCTCGCGCCTGACGCAAATGCGTTGGTAACAGTTTCGGTGCTTGGCAAACATAGCGTCCAGCGGATAACCGCACATGCGACCCGCTGGACGTAGGCACCAGTAGCTCGGCCCCAGAGGGGTAACGAGCCGGCCCCGCAAGGACAACCCGGCACGGCCAAGATGGACAACCCGATGCGACGGTTAATTCAACCTTTGCATAGGAGGCCACCATGGCCGATACAGCCTTTCAAACGCAGTACCGCCAAGAGTACATAGCGGGCTTCGAGCAGCGTCAGTCATTGCTGCGCGACACCGTGACGACCGAGGCGGTGATCAAAGGTAACACCGCAGTATTCCTCGTCGCCGACTCCGGCAGCGCCGAAGCACAGACTCGCGGCGTCAACGGGTTGATCACGGCGCGTGCCGACAACATGACGCAGAATTCCTGCACGTTGAGCGAGTGGCACGATCTCTCCCGCAAGACGAATTTCAACATCTTCGCCTCGCAGGGTAACCAGCGTCAGATCATGCAAGACACCACGATGGGTGTCATGAATCGCAAGATCGACAGTCAGATCATCACCGAACTCAACACCGGCACCGTGACCGTCGGTTCATCGACCGACATCCCGAACGTCACGCTGTTCCAGAAGATGGTGGTTAAGCTCGGCAACGCCAAGGTGCCGTGGGATGGCAACATCACACTGCTCTGCACCCCGGCGTTCCTCGCCTATCTCGAACAAGCGCCCGAGTTCACCAAGGCCACTTACGTTGAAGTCCGTCCGTACGCGGGCCAGACGGCGTCGTGGAAGGACAAGCCGATGGCGTACCGGTGGCGCAACACGCTGATCATCGCGCATCCGTACCTGCCGAGCACCGGCTCCGCTGGCGCGAAGTCGTTCATGTATCACAAGACGGCGATCGGTCACGCGGCGGATACGGCGGGCATGCAAAGCGAGGTCGGTCGCGATGCCGAGCAGGATTATTCGTGGGCGCGCGCCTCGATGAACATGGGCGCGAAGGTTTTACAAAACGCTGGCATCGTCGTCTGTACCTCCGACGACTCCGGCTTGTCGTAAGGAGAAGCGACCATGGCATATCTTGGCTCAACGCAATCCAGCAGCCTCGCGAACCCGCCGCGCTGCATCGTTCCGCGCTTCGCTGGTGTACCGGCGAGCACGCAACTCTCCACCGGCGTTCCGTCGGACGGTACGCGCAGTGCGTACAACACCCAGGGCGGTGCGGTGTGGCTGTACGCCTCATCGCACGGCTCGACCGAAGTGCAGGACACGAACTTCTTTACGGACGCCTGGTATTTGGGCATCCGTCCGGGAGACCTGCTGTTCGGTTATCAGTGGACCACGCTGGGTTCCAGCATCGTGATGTATGCCGGCGTGTTCCGTTCCGTCAGCACGGCAGGTGCAAACCTGACGACCGGCGGCACGATAACGTCGACGTTCAACTAAGTCTGAGGCCCCGCGTAACGGCGGGGCCTTTTCTTAACTTCTGAGGAGGAGTTATGGCAGAGCAAAAACCAGTCCAGCCGATCATCCAGGCGCGCATGAAGCTCGCCGAGTCCGAACAGGTCGTCTACTTCGCGACAGTCGAGACCAATGTCAAACGCGAAGACCTGAAAGACCCGTCGTTCTGGGCGCATGTCGCGGCCCAGTTGCGCCCCAAGTTCGAGATCAAAGTCTACGCCGAAGACGGCTCGTTCTTCGCGCACTACCTCGTGTTGGCGTGTGAGAAGACCTGGGCGCGCGTGCACGAATTGTCGTTCCACGACCTCGCGAAGTCGGAAATCACCAAGGATCAGCTTGACGTCATCCTCAAAGACTACATCGTCGAATACAAGGGTGGCAACAAGTGGTGTGTGATCCGCAAGTCCGATAACGCGCTGATGCAGTCCAAGCTCCACAGCAAGGACGACGCCCTCAAGTGGTTGCAGGTGCATCTGAACCAAGCGGTGGCGGCATAGGGTGTCGACGTCGCGACTCAAACTCTATAACCAAGCGCTGATGATCTGTGGCGAGCGAGCGCTTAACTCGTCCACGGGTCTCACCGAAGCGCGAGAGGCGCGGCGTCTACTTGATAATGTCTGGGATAACGACGGCGTAAAAGCGTGTCTTGAGGCCGCGCAGTGGAAGTTCGCTATGCGCACCGTCATGATCGATTACGACCCCGACGTCGATCCGGATTTCGGGTTGCGTCGGGCCTTCGCCAAGCCCACCGACTGGTGCGTGACCTCGGCACTCTGTAGTGACGAATACTTCAACACCCCGCTGACGCAGTATTTCGACGAAGCTGGTTATTGGTACGCCGACATCGATCAACT